GTGTTTGCGTCACCAACAACAGATGTAGTTGCTCCTCCTAACACATAAGCTGGGAAGCCTGTGGATGGTGCAGTAAGCGGTGAATTGTTTAAATAAAATATTTTGTTTTGATTAACTCTTTCTACTTCAACAATACCTGTTGTATTAAATATACCATAACTATTTCCTATAGTTGCTGCTACTCCAAAAGGCGAGTATGATAATGTAAGTTGAGTTTCACTATCAACACTTATAACAAACGCACTAAATCCTGAGTAGCTTGATGAAGCTGTAGTGTTTACTACTTGTTGTCCTACCTTCACTCCACTAGACACAAATGTAGCTGCTGTATCAGTTAATGTGTTTACGCCTGCCGCAGTGCTTGTTCCTGATGTTATTTGAGTTGGAAAATAATTTACCTTATTAATTAAATAATAATCACTAGGTAAGTTAAATAAATTAGCTCCTTGTTGAGCTAAACTTCTAGTAACTGAAAAACTATCAATTACCTCAACCAATCCTTTTACAATATCAGCATATCCTGATCCTGAAAGCCTTTGGTTTTCTTTATTAGTCCAAGCATTGTATTGATAAAAATAATCTTCAAACAAATCCATTTGCGCTTGTTGCGCATATAAATTAAAATCTTGCGGAGATATATATCCGTAATTATTTTTATTAGCTATAGCAAGCACGGTATTTCTAACAGAGTTTATCATGTTAAATTCTTTTTACAAATATAGTCAAAAAAAAAGAGGTCACTTTTTTTGTAACCTCTGATTTTTAATAAGTAAAAAAACTTATGATTGTAATGAAGCAGCTTTTACACCTGTCACAATCGCAGTGATTTTAGAAGGTGGGGTACCAGATGCAGCACTCTTAGGGTATCCTCCTGGAGTGTAAACTGGTTGTTGCCATGAAAGCTGAAGCGATGTTTCTACCGCATCATTTAAGAAATCTTTCCATAAATGAGAATTAGCCACAATTGCATCATGAGTAATTTGTAAAGACTGCACTACATTAGTTTCAGCTGGGACTGTAGCCGAACCGTCAGCAGCAATAGAATATCCTGCTTGTGCAGAAGAAATACTATTGTAGAAAATGTTAACTTGTGTTGTACTTTCTTGTTTAATCTCCACGATTCCGTTCACGGGGATTAGTTTATATCCAGCATCTTGTCCAGTGCCTGATATAAGTAGTTTAATAAATTTTTCCATAGGTAATAATGTTAATGGGTTAATAAAGCACAAAGATACGTTTTCTATTTATCTTTTTTTAAGCGCTTCTTGAGGTACTTATAAGCCTCTAAACCATCGTCACTTTGTAAGTAGGCGCTTATGGAATTGTAAGGATCCTCATTAAAAGGAACACTCATCATTTTCTTTTTGTTGCCAGGCAGGTTATAATAAACATCTCTTCTGTTATTTCTAAACGACAACCAGTTATTATCAATAAACAAATGAACTTCGTTTTGTAATTCTAATAACGGATCGTTTACAATGTCAATTAATTCTTCAGGATTATTTTTAGCATACACTAAAATATCTCTTTTTAATTCCGGTATAGTCATGGAGTTGACCGATGCTCCCATTAAAATTCTACTTACAGAAAGTAATTTTTCTGTTGATAAATTTTTAGCCAAAACTTGTGCGTCTATAGTTAACTCTACTGAAGCTAATTCTTCTGACGCATCTTTTGCGTTGTCTACTTCTTCAAATACCATTCCATTGCCTGGATGATAGTGTAAGAATTGTTGTAATACTTGATTTTCTCTTTGTACAACCAACATACCGTCTTCAAATACAATAGGCTCTAAAATAGCATTACCATCTTGCTCGTCTTCAAATGGAGTTTTTTGGTTTCTTGCATATCTTAAAGGCCTGTTTACACCTTGATCTTCATCAAAGTATAATAAAGGTGATCTGTTTGAATGTCTTGAGGATAGCATATAAGACAAAGGTCTTTCAGATCTTTTAAGTCTATACGCTTTAGTTTTAAGGGGTGTAGTGTTTTTCATTATAATATAATTTAATTTGATTTAATAATAATAAATATTACCCCCGTCTTAACAACGAGGGTAAAATTTATGTAACAATTTAGTCTTGGAATAAGAAGAAGTTGTTTGCACCTAAAGTACATACAGCTCTTTCAGATAGGAAGTTTACTTCCATTGCATCCAAGTCAGAAGTTCTTGCTCCACCAGCTGAACCAGTGATCCAAGTTTTGTATCTTCTGTCTTCAGTTTCTGAAGCTCTATATCTAACATGTAAGAAAGGTCTCTTAGCATTCTTACCTAAGATTTGATCGTATACAGTAGTTGAACCAGCTGGTACTAATAGACCATTGATTGCTCCACCAACAACGTCACCTCTCATTGTAGGATCGTTAAGGTATTTCCAGTCAGACTTATAGAAATCATAACCTCTTCTAAATCCTGTAAATCCAAGATTTAAAGCCATGTCTTTATCATTGTCGAAAAGACCATAAGATGTACCACCCGCTCCGTAAGAGTTTTGAGCAGCAAGCATATCGTCAATATCAAAAGAGAATTCTCTGTTTACGAAAATTACGTTTTCTTCAATTGAACCTTGCTTATCTAGTCTTTGGATAATGCTATCAAACTGAGAAAGTGTTTGTGGATTTCCTCCACCCCATACGTTTCCTCTGTTTCCTACTACATAGAATACACCGTCAGAACCATTAAGGTTTGCTAAAGATGCTCCAGCTGCTGTTCCTTGTAAAAGGTCACCAGCACCAGATCCAGCATCAGCAGGAACTGCTTCTAGCATTGCTGTTTCTAAATAGTCCTCGAATCTTAATCTAGTGTCATGCTCAGACTTTAAATACCATAAGTATCCGCTTACGCCGTCTTCACCTGAAACTTCAATCCATCCGATTTGAGCCATATCAGAACCAGAAACAGAATATTTGTCTTTGATAATAATTGGCTTGTTGTCGAAAATCAAGTCATCAGATTCGTTAGAACCAACCATTCCGTTTGTTCCTTTATTGAATTCTGATCCATATATAAATATATCACATTCTACACCAGCTGCCACTGCTTGACCGCCAGCTTCATAGTAAGCTATCTCTACTGTTTGTGCTGCTGCACCAGCTGTTGAAGCTGTTTTTACAATACCTTTGTTAGATAAGTTAGAACCAGGAGTTTTGTCACTGATCATAACTGTTTGTCCAACTCTTAAAGCTGATGTGTTTTGTGATCCTAGCGCTGGATTAAAGTTAGCGTTAGGAATAGTCCATGTTCCTTCAGGTTGCGCTGCCGCTTGACCTGAAGTACATCCTGTGTACTTAATGTGTAGTCTTCCTTGCTCTGCCCATTTAATAAGGTCAGAGTTAGAAGGCATTTCTGCACCAACCATTCTAAGGAAAGATGCAATTGTTCTGTTACCATATCTTTCAAATTCTTTTTCATAAGTATCAGGTAGATACTGATTTAAGAAATCAAAATTATTGATGTAGTTTGTACTTACAGGCACTTGTTGTGCACTTGGTTGTAAGTCAAAACCTGGGGTTAAATTTACTGCCATTTTTTTTTAATTTTTTAGTTTAACTTTTTTTAATACTTCTAATTCTGAGTCCTCTTCCACTATCAACTTTTCCTACGGGCCTTATTTTCATACCGTCTTTTGAAACGGCTTGTGGAGCCTGTCTCATGTCCATATTAATGTTTTTAGATTTTCTAGTAACATTATCTACAGCGCTTGAAACACCTTGTTCGTAAAAAAACTGAGCAAACTTTTCAGGGTTCATTGCAACTGATAAAGCTTTATGATAACCTTTAGCATCTGACATTAAACCTTTTTCATCCGTATACTTATTAATAAAATTACCAATGTCTTTTTGAACATTTTTAACCTCATCAGCAGTACCCGGTTTGTAAGTAAAATTATTTTCACCAACCTTAAATTCAAAACCTTTGAATTCATTGTTAAAAACCTCGTTGGTTTTATTTAAGAAATAATCATACCTTTTTTCGTTTTGCTCCTTAACAGTTTTAGATTCATCAAGATAACTCTTATAAGCATTTAAATTTTCTTTTTGATCAGCAGATAATCCATCCCCACTTGACTCAAGAGGAACTTTATATTTATCTTTTTGTTCATTCAAAAACTTTTTCGCTTTCGCAAGTTCTCGTTTTTTCGCTAACTTAATTTTCTTAATATCTTTCGGATCGTCAATTTCTTCATCGAAATCAAACTTATCTTCAATAATATCTTGAATATCTATTGCATCTAACCCTTCTTCCGTGTTAGAGTAATAGTTAGCAAGTACAGAATTGTCATCCATAGAATCATAGTCTTTTTGCAAATTGTAAAAATCCTGTATGTTTCTACCGGTTTCTTTTTTGTACTTTAAATACGCAGATACATCTTCAGGCAATGGTTCGTTTGCCTCTTTTTCCGCAAACAGTTCGTCAACTGAATTTATATCTTTGTTATATCTATCTTTAATATAAGAAAGAACGTTGTCATCATTTAACTCTAATGACGGAGTTTTATCTTCTACAGGTTCAGTTTTTTCTTCCTGAACAGGTTCGTTAGTGTTAACTTTTTCCACAACTTGTTCTTGTTGTGGTGTTTCTTCAAACTTTTCTTCATGCTTTTTTAGAAGTTGCTCTTCTATTTCAGCTTTGGATTTTTCTTCGACCAATCCTAGGTCTTTGACTTTTATTTCCATTTAATTAAATTTTATACAAAGTTAAACAATATTTATATTATTTTTTTAGCCTATCTCGGCTCAAACTCCGCTAGATCAAAACCATCTAAACTATCTTCGTTTGATTCAAAATTCACAGGAGGTAAATTATTTTTACGCTGCTCTATTAATTTAGACTGTTCTGTTGACTGTTGACTTACTCGTCTGTCTTTTGCTTTTTCTCTATCTTGCTCTCTTTGACTTAAATTAGATTGCTCTAATCCTTTTAATTGCATTTGAAACTCAAACTCTGTTTGCATCAACTCTCTTTTAAGTTGAGCTTCGTTTTTAAGCTTCTCAATTTCAAAAGCAACGTCAGCTTGTCGGTATTGTATTTTAGCTTGAGACTCCATTTGTATTTTCTGCATTTCACCTTGAGATTTAGCTTGCTGCGCTTGCATTTGCATTTGTGCTTGCATTTGTTGTTCTTGTTGTCTCTGTTGTTGTTCAGCTTCTTGTTTTTTCTTACGCTTTAATTTTAAAAGTTGATTAGCCATTTTTAAATTACTAATTTCTCGTATATCAATAGCATCTTCTAGATTTATATCTTTTTGAGATAATGCCATTTGAATATTTTGTTCGAGCATTGCTTTCTGCTCTTCGTCAGGAGCCATTTCTATAAAAATACCAAAGTCATACAAATACAAATGTTTTATATCTTCTAGTATTTTTAAATTATACTTTCCAATCTGCATAGCAAACTCATCTTTAAAATCTGCATACTCTAATATATCTGCTGTTCTTATTGATAAACACTCAGCAATTGTTCTTGTTATATATAAACTGCCTTGAAGCACATGCCTAGTTGCTGTATTAGAATTTAAAGCTGCTAATTTTTGAACACCTACTAAAGAATTAGGATCTGGTGTTGATCCGTCTCTAGCTTCATTTAATCCAGTTACTGCTCTAATCATATCTAAATAATGATTATA